AGCTCTTCCTTGTAATATTTAGTCAAGGTATCTGCACTAATAGATAGTACTGTGGCGATATCCTCATGGCGTGTTCCTACTGACGATAACATAAACACTTTATTTCGGGTGTCGTCACTTACAAGGTGTGGGGGTCTTCCTACTTTACCGCCTTCTTCATTGTCTTTAGATAGATCGTCAACAGGGATTAACTCCTTGCTATCCTGTATAGTATTTATGTCATCGCTTATCATAGGAGTGACCATATTGTCAACAGGGTTTATAGATACTTCTTCATTCATTCGGATTATTCCTTATATATACATAACAAGTCTTTAGCTTGTTACAATTTGTTACAATTTAATTATAGATAATACTTGACAAGTTATTTACTAGAGATATTATTACATTGTCAATCTTGACAACTAACTAGGAGATAAACATGCAAGTTAAAAACATGACAAGCCTTAAGTCTTATAACAATATACCTAATCAATTCATTATCACAGACGATAATAAGACTTACTTTCAATCTTATAAGTCTATTATCGTAAAGATTGAGAGACTAGAAGACAAGGTTATTACTTATCTTGACCCTGTATATTATAACTATTCTAGAACTACATCTAAATATCGCAATGCTTTTCTAGGAGAATCTACTATATATTCCCTTTTATAACTACGTTTTATTTAAACTTGACAAATAACAGGAGTCTTATACCATGTATTATATATTATGTAAAGATCAACTTAATAACTTAATAGGAAGATCTGATAGAGTGTTCTTCCCTTTTCAGATTGATTCTATTATAAAAGAACTCAATGCTAAAGAAGACGGCTATATCTATTATAAACAACTTGACAATGAATAGGAGATTATTACCATGTCAATAACTAGAAATTATAACGGGTCTTATACAATATCAGATATTAAAGATAACCAATATATTAAACAAACATATTACTTCTACACGCTTAAAGAAGCTAAAAGAATGTTTAAGGAATACTTGACAACATTATAAACTTATGTATTATTACTTTATAAGGAGATTATACAATGATTAATACCAATATACGCTTTAACGGCTTTTATGACTCTATTCATATGGATAACATTGACTACGCTATTGAGTCTTATTATTCAGATGATAACGGATTCTATGATTATGATTCGATAGCCGATAACATAGACTATAAGACAATCTTTAAAGATTATATAAACGTCTTTACAGATGAATTTAAGTCATGGATTCAAGATAACTATGATCTTGACATAGCTTTTAAGGATTTAAACCTTATAAGCCCTAAATACTATAATTATTCAACAGATGTAATTAATTGCAATATATCAGAAAAAGACAATGCTTTATTGATGATAACCTTTAAACGTGATAAAGACTTCATTAAGTATTTAGAGGAGAGAACTACGTCAAGAGACGGCTTTATCTCTCATTATACCTTTGGAGAGGCTTTATCAAATAAAGACGATATTTTATCGGATTATATTTTAAATTATCTTGTCAATAAGTTTGAATCTGATAATCTATTCATGCTAGATAACTATGACTTTATTTATCAATCTTTACATTAAGGAGATTAAACAATGAATAACTTGACAAAGAACTTCATTATATTACTATTAGGCTTTATCAACTTTTATATGTTCTTATTATTAATCTTATCTTACTAGGAGGCTATAAAATGATTAATGAAAATTTTAGCATTGGTTATAACGAGGGCTTAAACGCCCTTGAAAATATATCGCTTGTCAATGAAAACCCCGATCATGAAATTTTAGCGGGTCTTTTATCATCTATTGCGAATTGCGTCTATTATTATGCACCTAGCGAAAAGGCTGCAAACGAGCTTTTTAAATTCGCTATGGACTATGCAAAAGAAGAAAATGCCAAAATAGGCATGATCTTACCAAAGGAGACTACAAAATGAAGCGAGCCATAATAACACTTGACATTTCTTACAATGAAACTAACTATAATAGACCTGATTCATGGATATTTTCAGAACTATTTGATTTAGATGCTGAAGAATCAGTATCAGTTATAAGTATTGAAGATGATTTACCATTACAGGAGACTATATCATGCAAACAGAAATAGACTATATAAAAGAGTTAAGCAAAGATTACGTTAAGCAAAATAAAGAGGGCTTATTCTATATTCCTAATTATTGGGATAGAGAAGAGGCAAAATCTTATAATGTAGATTATCATAACGCTACAAGTTATTTTAAAACTATGATTAACAACCTTAATAAAGGAGGGTAATACTATGCAAATAGAACTAGACTATATTACAGAGGCTCTACACGCTATCGACCTCAATTTAGAAGATGTCAGTAGAGGCATTACACCCAGCGGTTATCTTACAATTAATCAGTATTTAGATGATATGCGATATCAGTTATCAGAACTTAATACTGAAATTTCTAATTTGGAGGTTTAATATGTCTGATATTCAATATAAATACAAATGTAGTGATATTGATAACCCTGATAATCATTATCATTATGGCATCGAATACTCTTCTGATTTAGAGGGTGTCTTTATAGACCATATAGAATGGTATTTATCAGAAGAAGAACGAGACAAAAATTTTAATAATAGTGAAGCAATTGACGCTAACAAGATCATGGAGACCTTATTATGAATAATTATTCCTATTCTTATGACTCTGATACTAACCATTTCATGCTTTTTGTAGATGATTTGTTAGTATATGATATGTCTTATTGCGACCCTATGACCGATAACGAAGCCGAAGAGTTAGCTTTAGAGTTATTTATAGACTACAAGGAGAACAGATAATGTATGTTATAGACTTTAAAAACAGAACTATTGCTAATTTTAACAATAAAAGGCTATCAGAATTCTTAAATGATGTAATTATTTACAATCAATCTACAATTAAAAACTACTATTTTATTAACACTAAAAAAGAAGCTGAATCAATTATTAAAAGTCAAATGAAAGCTAACAATGGATAGAGACCTAGAAAAAGTAATTATGGACTTCTTAATAGGGTTTGTTTTAGTCTCTATATTCTCGATCTTATTCAAAGTAATTGAATTTACCCTGAAATGTATATTAAAACGATTTTAAGGCTCTTTTTAGAGCCTTTTTTATTTCTATGCTACCTGACTATATCTTTTTAAAGATAATGCGTCTAAATGCTATTGCATGCGTTTTACAGGTATGCTTTTACTTCTTTTTCTTCTTTGACATTCCTGCTTCTGATAAAGCGATTGCAATTCCTTGTTTTGTGGACTTGACAATATTACCGCTTTTACCTGAATGAAGCTTGCCTTTTTTGAATTCACTCATTACCTTGCCGACTTTAGCAAGTTTAGCTTTCTTTGTTGTAGGTTTTTTCATATTTTACCCATAAAAAAAGCCCTTTATTTACAAGGGCTTAAAACTACTACGGAAATGCTGGGCGAGACTATCCCAACAACCGAATTATAGCATAAAACATATTACTCTGTCAAGCGACAATACGCCTTGAAGCCATAGTTAGCATGTTATCAAAGGCTAGTGCTAATTGGTATTCATAATCATCGTATTTAGAGGTTTTAAGGTATCTAGCGTAAACTGCATCCTTTTGATCTGGCTCAAGACTGCTTATGATCGCATCAATGGTTCTGACATTGGTCATATCCATTTCTGATACCATGTCTTCAAAGGCATCGCTAGTAGACTCTCCACCGCTAATCATACCTAATGACTTGCTAGGGTATCCTAACTTTGTGCTAGGTGCGTGCATCCACAAAGCCCAATCGTCTAGTATTTGCTTTAACCTGTCTATGTGCATCTATTCCTCGCTTGAATGAATATAAATACTTTTAATCCTATCGCTAAAGTCTGGCATAGGGTGATATATGTCTTGTAGCATTGGCACTTTAACTTTTGAGAATATAAGAAATCTATTCTGCTTGTTGACATTTACTAGACCTGCTGCGTGCATATTATACAACACCCCCATAAGTCTTCTAGCATCAGTCTTTAATGCAACTGCTATTTGTGGAATAGTTAATGCGTCATTCTCGATGACATCTAAAATATGTATTCTAAACTTCTCTAGATTGACTGACTTGCCATGCACTTCGTATTGTCTTTGATGTGGCTTCACGATACATCCATCACTTTACATTCCCACTTTCTTCCAGATTTAACCCACCCATGAATATGTATTTTCATTCCACTCTTACGAACAGTTCCTACATGCTCACTATCTGCAATCTTATTAGCCCTTGCTGACATATTACTAGCTGATGTAGTTTGAACTGCAAGTATCTCACCATCTTTAATAGCAAGTAAATCTATAAATCCAAACATATCTTGTCTTATCTTTGCAAATGCGTTCCATCGTTCTGTAATGGCAACAAGGTATCCTTCTTCTCTTAACTTCTTAAGACTTAACTGCGTTGGGCTAGTTGCCATTATACTTCATTCCCCCATACATCCCATCCTTCAGACTTTTGTCTAGCAAATAATTCTATTCTAGGCAAGTCACCTACAAGCTCAATAATTCTTTGTTTGGTAATGTCAGGCTTTTTTGAATGTTTTTCTATTGGTGTATCTATTACAGAGTGAACACCTGCATTAATTCTTTTTGGATTTCCCTTTGTTGCTAATAAACATATTTCAGCGTTAGCTCTAGTCCACCTACCCATTCCCATAAACCAAGTAGTTGCTATTTTATTTCTTTTAACCCAAGTAAACGCACAAGTTTTATATTCAAAACCCCATTCTTTTATTAAGTCAAAACATTCATTAAGTTTTGGCATGGTAACCCATAAAAATAAAATACAATCTTTATCGGCAATGTCTTTAACTGGTAATGAATTTATCCAATCAGCAGATTGTGTTGGGTATTTACAACCAGCACCTCTATTACCTGACAATGCTTTATCTTTATATGACCATGGTGGGTCTGCGTAAATGATATTATATTTTTTATTTGGAAATGGTATATGTTCAGATGTCATCAAATTGACTTTCGTTAGGTTTAGATACTCCATCAAAAAAACGTTTTTCTACTTCACCTGTTGACTTGTTTAATTCGTATTCATAATGCAATCCATCATTACCATTTTGACCTACAGTATCAATGCGAGATTGTTTTTTCTTTCCAAATATTTTATTCCAATTATCTTCTGCTTCTTTTTCAGAAATTAATAATGGTCTTCTTCCAGAACCTTTACCCAATTTTAATGATCTCCTTTTCAAACAACCAACCAATAGTTTTACGATGAGCAGATTCCCATGCTTCAACTCGTTCATGCTTATCTAACTCTTTATGGTTGTCTATCATATCATGGCACATATAGCAAAGACTAGCGATTCTGTAATCATGTGCTTTAATTCCTGTGCCTTTGCCATCACGTTGCTGATTAGAATGAGCAGCACAAACTGTACCATCTTGTCTTCCACACATAGCACAAGGAAACTCACGAACTGCTTCTAACAATTTCTTGTTTCTATAATTCATTAAAAAGGTGCTTCCTCATAGTCGTTAGTATTAAATGGCTTAACAGGTTCTTTAGGTAATTCTATAACTTGCACATCTGGGTGAGTGTCTTTATACCATTTGGCTTCACGTCTAGACCAACGATGCTTACGAATAATCTCACCATCATCAACAACTGCATGAGTAAAATTAGTCATCTTCTACCTCTAGTTTAATTTTGCCTATACATTTTGGAGGAACTTTTGGGTCCCATGTATCAATAACAATACCATTTTTATCTTGTGTAAATACTATTTTTCCAAATACATTCCATACATACAAATATTGTGGCTCTTTAGGTTGTGTAATAGGATTTTTATTTAACCAATCTTGTGGATATGTATAAGTTTTAATTGTTGAATCACTACTCCTTGTTCCTCTATACACATTTCCATCACCATAACAATTACATTCAATACTAGGCTCTTTAGGTTGTGGTTTAATGCGGTATTCTTCATCTGCTATATCGTTGTTAAATTCAGGAAAATAATCTTCATCCCAAACTGACCAATCACTCCAAATACCTTTACCTAATTTTGTTCTGTATTCTATTTCACCGCCATCAGCTAAATGTTTTATTTCTTTATGCCATTTATGTTGTTTCATAGTTCCCAACTCCAACCTAATTGACTCGCCCACTGCTCTATTGACTCTTGATACCGAGCCATTTCGTGAGTAGAAAGTTTTGTAGTAGACTTAACTAACTCCACAGGGTTACCAGCTATTTCAGTTTGGTAACGTAAAAATTTATATCCCATTAAATCGTGAACAGTGCTAGGATCTTCACCAATGTAATTAGCTATTGACCCATATAGCGACCACAATCTTTCATTTTGCTCTAGTGAACGTACTGCTTTTTCTTCATTCACATTAACTCTCCATCGTTTAGATAAGTCTAAAGTCTTAATCTTTTCCAAGAAATTCTCTAGGTTGTATTTCGTTAAAACGAACCGAATCATAACTATCTCTCCATCCTTTAGATTTAAAAGTTACACCGTCTTTAGATGTCGCTTTGTATATTATATCATCACCGAATAGTTCCTTGCAACTTTTTATAAAATCATTTATTGTCATTTAATTCCTAACTTTTTAAATTTAGCCCTTAAATATTTCCAATCAGCTAACATATCATCGCCACCTTTATTATAAATATCTAAAAGGTATTTACCAAATAATTTTTTAATAATTGGATTAAGAGATTGATTAAATTTTAATCTTGACTCAATAACCCTTATTTCAACCATTACTAAAACTTCTTTTTTTGTGTATTTTCTTTTTATCATTACGGTCTCTCCTTGTATGTTAGTCCTTTTTTGTCGAACCAAAATCCCCACTTACCCTCGACAGGATAGTTACGTTGCTTCTGTAAATACACCATGCAATCTGGTAAACCTTTTAATTCTTCTTCTGTCTTCTCACCTGTTTCAATATCATATTCCTTCTTCTTATTGCGGAACACACAGAGGATGTTATCGCATAAATTGCGAATATGACTCGATCCTAAAATGTGAGTAGCATCTGGCACTTCATGTTCGTCTGCCATTTTTCTTGTGTGTGCGACTAAAAAAATATGTATTTGTAAATCTCTGCAACAAGTAGCAAGTCTGTCTATAAAAAGTTTTTGTCTCTCGTAATTGTCTTCAGAAATATCTGACATTTTCATAAGAGAGTCGATAACAAATACTTCTACACCTAACACATGCTTACCCCAATACAATGTTGCTATCATGTCTTCACTAGATGTTGAACCTGTTTGATCGTACAAATATAATTTATCTTTTGCACGTTCACAAAACTTTATAATAAAATCATCCGTAGGTTCTGATGACTTTAATGTTTGTTGAACCATACGAGCAATAGTAAGCACAGGTCTCATCTCTAGTGATGCAATTAAACATTTAGTTTGTTGTTTCATTAATGATAAAATAACTTGCGACAAGAACATTGACTTACCATGTCCTGAAACTCCTGTCAATACAGTTAATTCAGCAGGTCTTATTTTGAAGTCATCTTCCGTTTTAATGAAGCCCAACGATTTACCGCTGTGTATTTCAGAATTAAAATATGAAACGACACTTTCAGTAAAAACATCCGTACTCTTAACAAGAAATTCTGCATTGTTATTTTCACCCTTGTAATATTCATTTATAATTTCCTTATTGACCGTCAACTTCTCTAATGCTTCACCTATATTCATTTAACACCATCCCATTGACTTCTGACTTTTTCAATTCCATCTTCCCATCGTTCTTGATTGATGTAAGTTAATGGTGCTGGATTAAATCCATCCTTCCATTGTTTAGATTGTTTCATTGCTTTAACATGAGTAATAATTTTATCTGCAATGCTATCCAACTTCTTATTAGCCCATTTATCCATACATGGTTTTTTACCTACTTTTCTATTGACTGGATACTCTTTCCAAAACTCTTCGAATCGCACAATAGATATTATCTTATCTTCTCTTATCTTATCTGGGGCGGATGTTGTCTGCCCATCGTCTGCACTTTGGGCGGAATTTGTGCAAAGCCATTCAGATAAAACTTCTAACATATTGATTATATAGTCTTTGTCTTTACGCAATCTAAATGCTATAATATCAACACTAGGTAAATTACCTTCATCTTGACTAGCTAAACACCATAGCTCAAAAAGTGTTGCTTTTTGATCTGAAGTTAGTTTAAACCAATCTAAATTATTTAAAATATCTCTACCATAAATCTTAAACCATGTCATCTCTTTTCTGTATTTTGGATTAGAAACATTATAATAATTAAACTTGTCCCAATTTTTTATTCTCACATTATTCTCCTTGTGGAATAGTTTCGGCTTGTCTTCTCTTAATTAAAATTTCTTCAATTTGCTCTGCACGTTTCTTTGGAATATCTTTAGTTGGTTCTTTAGCCCAATACTGAATAGCTTGAATAGAAATATCTAAAGCATATGCCATCTTGCGTCTTGAGTTATTAAAGTGTGATACAGCTTCCGTAAAGTTCATTTAAGTCTCCTTATTAAAAATGAGACATGACTATAACACCTATTTAAAATCTTGTCAAGAAGTTAAAAGTCGGATAAATACCACCCTATTAAAATAGTTGTTGACAATAATACAAAGTAGGAGTATAGTGGCTGTTCTAGTTTAGGAGTTGATATGGAAAGATTTATTCGTATTATTACTAATGAACGATTGCAAAAAAAGTTTACACAAAAGTTCTATTATGTGGTAAAGTGGTTTTTAGTAATATTTTGGGGGTATTTTTTATGGCATCTAATTTAAGACGAGTATCAGAAATATTGCATGACATGGTAGAAGAGTTTAAACAATCTAATGACGAATGGGAGAAGCGTTATGGATCAACAAATGTTTCACGATCAAGTAATGATGCAACAACAAATGAAAGAAGTAAACAAATACATAAAGGAGACAAGCAAGATGGGAGTTTATAAAAAATTAATGAAAGCTAGATTAGCATTACAAAATACTAATCTTACTAAATCTGGGCATAATAAATTTGCTGGATATAAATACTTTGAACTAGGTGATTTTTTACCAGTTATTCAAAAAATATTTGATGATTTAAGTTTATGTGGAGTTGTATCTTTTGGTACAGAAATTGCTACATTAACTATCACAGATATTGAAGATGGTTCAGAAACACAAATTACAAGCCCTATGTCTACTGCTGCTCTTAAAGGTTGCCATGAGGTGCAAAATTTGGGGGCGGTTCAGACATACATTCGCAGGTATCTTTGGGTGGCAGCCCTTGAGATTGTTGAATCTGACGTGGTAGATGCTAGTGCTGGTGCTGTTATCAAAATGAAAGATACCAAAGCAGAGGACTTTATCTAATGGAACAGCGTTCAGAAGAGTGGTTTCAAGCACGACTAGGCAAAGTTACGGCTAGTCGTGTAGCTGATGTTCTAGCAAAGATTAAGAGTGGTGAATCTGCGTCTAGACGTAACTACAAAATTCAGCTAGTAAGTGAAAGACTTACAGGTGAAAGGCAAGAAACATATGTAAACCAAGCGATGCAAGATGGAATTGATAGAGAGTTCTATGCTAGGGAAAGATATGTGCAACAATTCGGGGCAGTGGAAGAAGTAGGATTCATTAAACATCCTACTTTGGAAGCTGGTGCAAGTCCAGATGGTATGGTTGGAGATGATGGTATTCTTGAAATTAAATGTCCTATGGGAAGCACGCATACAGAAACATTGATGACTCAAGATATTCCAAGTAAGTACATACCGCAAGTGCAATTTCAGCTTTTGGTGACGGGTCGTAAATGGTGTGATTTTGTTAGTTATAACCCAATGTTTCCAGAGCATTTACAGTTATTCGTAAAGCGTGTGGAAGCAGACCCTGTTTACCAAAAAGAGTTAGAATCAGAAGTAAAGCAGTTTTTAGATGAAGTAGATGATGTAATCAACAAACTAAAGGAAATTAAATGAGACTAACAGAAGAACAAAGACTAAAACTTATGATGGCTTCTAGTGGTTTAACGCCAAGAAAGTTTTGGGATTTAGGTGAGGAAGGACAAGCACCTTATATGGAAAAACTACATGCGGCAATAGATGAAATATTAGAAGAAAATCCAGACGCATTTAGAGGGTCGGTAGTAAAAAGGCATTATACTAGACGTAAAAACGCAGTTAGATAACTTAAGGAGAAAAGAATGGCAGAACAAAAGTATGATAACACTAACACCTTTACATTGTTTAAGAACGATCAGGGGGACAATCCTAAAAAGCCAAATTACACTGGGATTGCAAACGTAGATGGTATTGAGTTTAGGATTGCTGGTTGGATTCGTGAAGGAAAGAACGGTAAGTTTATTTCTGGAACAGTACAACTAAAAGATGGTGATGTGAAGCCTAAACAGGCAGAGGTAGATGAGGATGTTCCTTTCTAGGAACACCCTCTCTAAATGTATTACTTGTTCATAACGTACATTGTAACTTCAAAGCCGAAACGCATTTCAGTTGCTGATGGTTTTGTCCACATGATTATGTCCTTTGTATGTAAAAATTAACGATTTTTGCTACACAAACATATTTGTATGTAATAGATGCAAGACAAAGTAGTTTGTATGTAATATATTGCTCTTTTTGCAATACAAAAGCAACTAATAAACATTTATTTTACCCTAATGAAAATACGGAGAGATTATGGATTATGATGATGATGTAGTAGACTATGACGATAATAATAGGCTTTCAGAGCTTCCAGAAGCTAAACTATTGATAGCAATGCTATACCAAACAATAGATGACGCTATGTATGTTCCTAAAAAATATAAAAGAAATGCAACTGAAAGATCTATAACAACTTTAAAGTCTAAAAACAAATTAGCTTTACGAGACAAGGTAGATGCTATACAATGGTTATTTGATGATAACGATGTTTATGACCTGTGTTGTGATTTAGCTGGCATGAGCAAATACAACATTAGAGAAATGGTTATTAACAAAATAGGTGCTGATGTCATTATGCCTTTAGTTAGCGGATTCTATCAACCAAATGGACATTAATGCTTTAGAACTAGATATAGCGTGTTATGCTACCGCTGTTTACCACGAAGTTAATACAAGAACATTGGAGGAAAAAATTGGAGTCATTAATACTATACGGAATAGGGTTCGTGATGGTCGTTGGGGTAATTCTGTATGTGCTGTCGTTTATTCTAATAATCAGTTTGCTGTGCAAGATCAGTCCCACCATCCAGTTAATGAAAGGGCGTATTTGGAGACTAAACTATTGGTTATTGATACGATTGTTCATAATAAATATGCTAACCCAGTTGCAAATGCTTTATATTTCCATGATGACTCTATACCGCCAAAAAAAGAATGGTTTGGTAAAAGAAAAAAAACACATATAGGAAGGATGGTATTTTATTAATGAAACCTTTAGCGTGGCTTGTAGAAGAATTTGATGGAAATGGAACACTTGTATGGTCTGGAATTATGACATCAGAACCTAAAGAAATGTCATGGTTTAAAGACCTTAAATCTAAACTGCATAACGTTACAATCACGCCATTAATACCAGATACAAAGAATATTGTTAAAGTAACAAATGTTAAAAAATATGATAGCAAGAGATTAACAGAGGCAAATAATGGACTTTAAACCACTTACACAGGAACAAATAATTGATGCTTATAGTAAAGTTTTTCCAACACGATATGAGCCAATGACAATAGATAGAATGATACAATTTGCAAGAATTATAGAACAATTACATGGAGTAAGATATGAAACCTAGTTTATTTATAGCAACACCAATGTACGGAGGGCTGTGTTATGGTACATATCTAGAATCAATGTTAAAGCTACAGGCATGGCTTATCTCTAAAGACATAGACGCATACTTTTCATTTCTTTATAATGAAAGCCTGATTACTCGTGGTCGTAACACATTAGTGAATGACTTCTTAAAAGGTGACGCATCTCATATGATGTTCATAGATGCTGATATTAGTTTTGAGCCAAAACACTTTTTTAAAATGCTTGATGCTGATGTAGATATTATTTGTGGCGTGTATCCCAAAAAAGAAATAAATTGGGCTGGTGTAAAGTTTGCTATTGACAAGAAAGTTCCAGAGCACCAACTAAAATACTTTACAGGAGATTATGTAGTTAATCTTGTAAATGAAAAAGACCTAGTTCCTACAGATAAACCTTTTGAAGTGAAGCATGGCGGTACAGGCTTTATGTTAATTAAACGTGAAGTGTTTGAGAAGCTAAAAGAAAAATGTCCATCATACACTCATAATATGAATGATACCAATGACAATTCTGATTTAGGCGATAAGATCACAGAATACTTTGCTACAAGTATAGATGAAAATAATCACTTGCTATCAGAAGACTATCATTTCTGTAAACTAGCTCGTGACAATGGTTTAAAGGTACATGGTGCTGCTTGGACACAATTAGTCCATACGGGAACCTATCAGTATAGTGGAAGGCTTGTATGATTATACCGAATAACATGATTAGCCATGTAGGCAAAATATTTCAAGGTGAATATGCAACACTTGGAGTTATAGAAAATCCTTATATCATAGACATAGGTGCTAACGTAGGTGGCTTTGCGGTATGGGCACATGAGTTCTTTAAAAACCCAAAGATTGATTGCTATGAGCCTATAAATGCTAATTATGACCTATTAAGACAGAACATAGAAGGTACTGACATTGCCATTAGAAATATAGCAATAGGCAAAGAGGATGGTAAACGCATGATGTATTACGGTTTAGATAACTGTGGGGAATCTAGCCTGTTTCAAGGTGATAGGCAATTAGAAGAAGGTGAAATGGTTAAAGTAATGTCATCTAAACATTTGCCACGATGCGACATTATGAAGATAGATACAGAAGGTGCAGAGATTGAGATACTAGAAAATCTAGTAAATTTTCCACTTGTATTTTTAATAGAATTTCATTCTGCATATAATAGACGTAAAATAGATCAATTATTACTTGACTATACGCTATTAGAGTGTACAATGCGAGGAAGAGATTATGGAATACTCAAATATATTAAATCATCTTTGGTAGAGGTTTGACATGGGAGCACCAAAAAGTTATAATAGGCAATTTATAGATGAGATACAAGCATTTATAGATTCGCCTCAATGTAGAACTAATACAGATGCTAGAAGGCATTTTAAGATGAATGGTATTAAGTTAAAAGAATTGCAAGCTAAAGGTTTATTAAAGTTAAAGCCAACATTAAGTAAGACTATGGTAGCAAGAATGGGTAATGCAGCAAATAAAGGAAAGCAAATGTTTCCTTTGCAAGATAGGTCAGTTATTAAATATCAAGGAGGAGTTAAGTATGGATAATGTAAATCATCCAAAGCATTATTTGGTAGGTGGGTTAGAGGCAATAGATATTATTGCTAGTCGTTTAACAAAGGAAGAGTTTATTGGATACCTAAAAGGTTCTAAATTGAAGTATGATTTAAGATACCCATTCAAAGGTAGACCAGAAGAGGATTTAGCTAAATCTGAATGGTATAAGAATAAACTTGTAGAAGTAATGCGTGATGAAGAAGCTATTAATCCGCCAGAGGTAACAGCTCAACTACAAAGGCTAGAGATGGTAGACGACTAATCGTCTAAATCTGGAATTTCAGAATAAACGGAAAGCCCATCACCACTAATCTCGATGTGGCTTCCGTCATCTAAAACTAAAATAAGCACATCTTCACCGTAGTAAGCTTCTGCTTCTACAATTTCTTTTCCTACAATATGCTCACATAATTTTTCTAAATTCATAATATTTCCTATATGCTGATAACTGCTTCTTTTGCTACTTTTTCTGATTTTACTGCACGAGACCATGAGCCTTTACTTTCTAAATATTTAATAGCATTTTTCAACGCATTAATATTATCTTTGAATCCACCAAGAGATGTATTACATAACGTGCATAATATACCTCTAACATTATTAGAGATATGACAATGGTCTACATGAATATGTCTTTCATCTTTAAAAGATTCTTTACATATTGCACATTTATAATCTTGATGCTTTAACTGGTCATTAAAATCCTGTAAATTAATACCATATTTTGATTTTAATTTATAGTCTTTTTGTTTTTCTTTACATCTTTTATTTCCAGATT